AGGTGAAATTGCCAGAACGTAAAGTCACCCCGTCGCGGGGCGTAAACCTGTGGGACTGAAGATGGATAGAACAACGCTGACCAACTATGCCGCCACCGGGGCCGGGTTTCTGGCAGGACTTACCGCAAACGAGCTGGTTGCGATTTTCTCGATCGTTATCGCGCTTGGGACGTTTTTCCTGAACTGGATCTACAAGCACAAGCATTACCGGCTGGCCCAGAAGGCGGCGAACCTCAATCCGCAAGGGAAAAGCTGATGGAAAATGTCATCGTCGCATCGTTTGGAATGAAGCTGCTTCTGGCTGTTATCGCATTCCTGTGCATGCGCGTTTCGCTTTGGATGGTTAACCGGGCACTTGGTTTCGACCTTGGCCAATGGCTGGAGAAAGCAAATGATCAGGCTATTTCTGATTTTCATGGCCGGGTGTATCTGGGCGTCTGCATCATGTTTGGCCTCATCCTTTCCTGATCAGTACGACCGCGATTTTCGCAGTGCATCCGGGCGATACATGCCCGGCCTTGATTGGCGTCTTTTAAAGGCGCAATGCTGGCAGGAATCCCGGTTCAGGGAAGGGGCGGTTTCGCCGGTTGGTGCGATGGGCCTTTGCCAATTCATGCCGGGAACATGGAAGCAGATTTCCGGGCAAATGAACATGCCCGCGAACGCATCGGCATTTGCCCCTGAATTGTCGATCGAGGCCGCGGCCTATTACATGGCAAAGCTTCGGTCGCAATGGTCTGCCCCCCGCCCGGAATACGACCGGCATAGCCTTGCCCTTGCAAGCTACAACGCCGGTCTTGGCAACCTTCTGACCGCGCAAACGCTGTGTGGTGGTGCCAATCTGTATCCCCGCATTGTCACATGCCTGCCCGAAGTAACGGGTCGCCATAGTCGCGAAACAATCAGCTATGTCGACCATATCTGGCGCTTCTGGAAACTGATGTTGTTGGGGGATTGATTATGCCGGGTCTTGGTACTCTGAAAGTCATCGGTGCCTTGGTTGGTATCGCCCTGATTGCTGCTCTTGGCTTTACAGCGATGCGCCTGCAAACCGTTAATGCACGACTTGAAACCGCGCAGTCGAAGGTCGCGACGCTTCAGAAGACCAACGCGGAAAATGCCCTCGAAATTGCTGAATTCAAACGCATTCAGAAAAACACAGAAGCGACAATTCGGGCCGAGCAGGATCGTCGCAACGATATTCAAAACCAATTAGCCAACCTTCGATCGAGGATTGACGATGCACCGCATGATGGTTGCGTCGGCCCTGCTGTGCATGCCGTTATTGACGGCCTGCGCATCCAGTCAGCCGATCACAAAGATTGAAACAGTCAGGACAGTCGTTCCCGCCGCTTTGACCCGCTGCAAAGAGCGGCCACCGATGCCCGACCAGCCCGTAACCGATCAAAAGGTTGGCCGCCTGATTGTCGATCTGATCGATGCGCATGATGACTGTTATGGCAAGAACCAGCGCATTCGCGAATTGCAGGATATCGACCATGAAAAAGCTGACTGATGCCCGAAAATTCATACTGGCTTCGGGACTTGGCGTTAAAGCCAAGGATCTGCTGACATTTGCGGAAAAGGGTACGGTCGTTTCCTATCCCGGCGATGATCATCATAATCAGAATTTCCAGATCAACTATGTCGCGCATCTGATCCTGACAGATTTTGCCGGTGAGCCGCAGGATCTGTTGTTCATTATGACGCGATGGGTCACCGAAAACTGCCCCGATCACACCAGCGAAACCCTGCAATTCCATGTTGATATCATCAGCACAAAGGCCGCTGATGTATCGATCAAGATCGAATTGCGGGAAACCGTTGCCGTCGAACCGGTTGAAGGCGGCACGAACCTTGCCCATCAGCCGGACGCGGACATGCGCGATATCGACATGAGCACGATTTTCCCCGGATTGTCATAATGGCCCGAACAGAGATCAAAGGGTTCGCGGAATTTGATGCCTGGATTGATCACGCGATCCGGGCATTGTCGCCTGCCGGTCGCAAAAAGTTATTGCGCGATGTGGCAAGGGAAGTGCGCCGACGCAATCAGCAGCGTATCACCCGGCAAACGGATCCCGATGGCAATAAATGGCAACCGCGAAAACCTGACCGTGAAGGTAACATTCGCGGCGCAAAGAAAATGATGTTGGGATTCCGCAAGGCACGGCGGATGGTGATCAGTGTCACCCCGTCTGCAGCATCGGTTGGCTTCCGGGGAAAGACAGCCTCGATCGCATCGGTGCATCATTACGGCGCGTCTGACTATGTTGAAAAGGGCGGCCCACGTGTCAAATATCCCGAACGTCCATTGCTTGGCGTTTCATCGGAGGATCTTCGGATGATCCGGGGCAAGCTGATCGACGCCATTGCCAGCGGCAACTAGTCAAATGTGGTTGTTTGCCTTTCATGCAACCAGCAGCCCCATGACCATATAATCCACGTGTGATCATCATCGGCGCATGTCAGAACACATCGCCGAAATCCTTCGCATGATCCAGAACATGATCGCCATCGGCACAATTGTTGCCGTCGATCATGCCAATGCACGTGTCAAGGTATCCATCAATAACCGTCCGCCCAGCCGTTGGCTTCCAGTGCCAGGCGTGGTTGCGCAAAACTTTCGCGGTACCAATCATCTGCGCCTTGGCACACAGGTCATGGTGGGATCGCCTAGTGGTGATCCGGCCAACGGTGTGATCCTTCAGGTATTCTATTCTGACAGCCTGCCCACCGTATCGACCGACGGCGCGGTTGATACGGTGCAATGGAACGATGGCACCACCGTCACCTACAACACCGGCAGCAAGCGTCTGAAACTTCACAGCAGCGGTGATTTGGTAGTGTCGGCGGCTGGTGCCATCGGCATCCAGTGTGATGGTGATTTGTGGCTTAACGCCAATCACATCCACGCGCAGGAAGGGGGACTTTGATGCCAGCTGTCACCCTTAAAGGACATTCATGCACCGGTCACGGGTGCTGGCCGCCTCGTCCATCCAGTGAAGGTGAACCAAAATTCACAATTGGTGGCATCCCGGTGCATTGCGAAGGTCACGCATGGGCTGCCCATACGTGCCCGGCCATTCCCGAAACGCATGCATCTGTTCTCGCATCCGGCGCACCACGCTTTACTGTCGGCGGCAGGCAGCTTGGCCGCGTTGGCGATCCTGTTGCCTGTGGATCATCCGTGGCACAGGGCCATGACAGTTTCACTGTGGGGGATTGATCCATGAACCACGGCATGTCGCGCACAAACGGCGCAAAACTGACCAAGCGCGAACATATCGGCCAATCGGTCGAAGACATCCTGAATACTCCGGTCGGAACGCGGATCAAGCGCCGCCAGTATGGATCCCACGTCTTCGATCTGGTCGATAGTCCCGGCAACGCGACCGGTGCACTTCAGATGATTGCCGCGACCGCTGATGCAATCGAGCGATGGGAACCGCGACTGAGCCTGAAAAACGCATCGGTTTCTGTATCCGCGAACGGACAGGCACAGGTTTCGATAACCGGTCACATCAAGGATGACGGCGAAGCCGTGGCTTATGCCATCAAGGTCGGGGGTGCATCATGACCACCCGCTTCGATGCCATCGATTTGGGCGCACTTGCCGCACCGGATATCATCGAAACCATCAATTATGAAACGTTGCTCGCCGAACGAAAGCAGCGGGCACTTGCCCTGTTCGCGAATGCAAGCATTCTGCCTGATTGGGATCCGTCACTGGAATCCGATCCGATTGTAAAACTGCTTGAAGAAGCGGCCTATCGCGAGACGATCCTGCGCCAGCGCATTAACGATGCCTGCCGCGCCAACATGATCGCGACCGCCGAGAAAAAGGACCTCGATAATATTGCGGCCCGATATCACGTCGTGCGCAAGGTCATCGAGGAAGGCGACGACACGGCAATTCCGCCCGTTGAACCGGTGATGGAAGGAGATGTTTCCCTACGTGGCCGGGTTCTTCTGGCGTTCGAAGCATTGAGTGTTGCCGGTCCCGTTGGTGCCTATCGTTATCATGCGCTTTCGGCAGATCCTTTGGTTCTGGATGTTGACGTGGACAGTCCCGAACCGGGTGTGGTGGTTGTCACCGTGATGACGCGTGACGCCACAGGCGTTCCGACCGAAATCGTTCTTGAGAATGTCACCGCGACACTCAGCCACGAAGATGTAAGGCCGCTGACCGATATGGTCACGGTGCAGGCAGCTTCATCCATTGGATATTCATTTGTTGCGGCTCTGACGGTCTATGGTGGCCCGGATGCGGAAATTGTGCGCGCCGCCTCTCAAGTCAGCCTGGACGCATTCACAACCCAGCAGAAGCGGCTTGGTGAACCCATAACACTTGACGGCTTGCATAAGGCCGCCCGTGTCGATGGCGTTCGGAAGGCAGTCATTTACCTGCAGGACGGCACAACACCGTTTGCCGAGATCACCCCGACCAAGAAACAATTCCCGATTTGCAACGGCTTTTCTGTCGTGATTGCGGGGCAATCATGACCAGTTTGTTGCCACCAAATGCCACTGCTGCAGAACGTGCGATCGAGGCGACGGATAGTCACATTGATACACTTGATGTGCTGATTGACACGGTATGGGATCCGGCCACATGCCCGCCTGCTTTTCTGCCTTGGCTTGCGTGGTCATTTTCTGTTGATACGTGGGATCCCGAATGGCCGGTCGCGGTTAAGCGGCAGGTCATTGCAGAAAGTTTTGATGTCCATCGCCGAAAAGGGACACGCGGGGCGATCCGTC